TGCTTACAAAAAGGCTTATTACATTCATCAACCACATGGGTCACAATTTTCTTTTCTTTTTATGTTTTGAACAGTGAATTATAAAAGAAAATAAATTGATTTAAAGAAAAATTTTAATAAGAATTTTTGAAAGCTAATCGTAATGATTGGATCTTTGAATTGTTTTAACACGTTCAAAGCTACGTGCTTTTATTTTTGTAACTTTATAGTTTTAGGACGGAAAAATGGAAAGAGTTCATCGTTTAGAAGAAGAACCACGAGAGCCAAACTGTGCCCCAGTGATCTGTTCAACAATAGTGCCTCCTCCGTTGCCTACTGCTTTTAAGTCGGCACGCATTAAATTATAAGGCGCACGAGTGAGAGCTGCATCCTTAGCAGCTTGAATAGCCTTTCGAGCTTCGTCAGGAATGTCACAACAAAAGTCTGCGCAATCAAATCCGTACTCCCGGTATTTAATAGGAAAACCATGCATATGGGACCAATGAGTCGTGACTTTAGGATGGGCTAATAGAAAAGCTTTAGTTGCATCTGCCACAGCTCTCCAAAACTTGCGAGGGGAAGGAACAAAGCATTTATCTATTTCATAAAATGAAATTTGTTGTCCTTTCCATTCATATGGTAAAGTGTGAGGGTTCTGTTCGCTCGTTGAATTGTCAGCATAATACATCATCAAATCAACGAGAAAACGTTGCATATCCTGAGCATCATCTATTGACAATAAGTCACGTAGATGAGAAATGGAAATGTTTATTTGCTGTTGACTAGATTTCGCTATTACAACACGATTTTGTAAACCGGCAGTGACAGCCCTAGAAAAGAGATCTCCAATTGCAGAATCCATGTTCTTTGTAAAAGAAAAAGAAGTGACTGCATTATTCATATTGAAATTAAATTTCGACACGACATCGGCTTGGGGTCCAGCTTCCTTTATGGGTTCGTCATCATCTTCGATGATACTAACGCGCTTAGGATTATGCTCAGTTTCTAAACTTGCCATTTGATATATTCTCCGTTCAGGTTTGTCCTTTTGGTTATTGCTTTTATCGGAATACGTTTTATCCTGGGAACCGATATAACTAAAACCATATAATCGGAATATATCGGATCGTAAAAAGAAAGGAAATTTACGAATATAATGGTCGTCTAAAAAATGTCGATCTAACATAGCTCGTTTCGCGTGTTGTATAATAAGTCGGAGAACAACTTGATAAAGCTTAGGGTAACAAAGAGAGTGAACTAAAGCACTTGTATACCGTGAATGTGTGGACACTGCGTCTGTTTGTTTACGATATAAACATGTTGCCACTATACGTTGAGAATCTAAACACGGAATGTATAGTTCTTCTCCTTGATGTTTCCATAGTCGAAACTGGTGACTAAGATAAATCAAATCTTCTAAATTGCTAGAAGGTGTCGTGAACGAATATTTCATTCCACACTTCTCCATAGAAGCTGCAAGACTTGCTTGAAAATCAGGAGTATACAATCCTTTATGGATTGATATTGCTAAATCATCTCCATTAACTACAAAACGAATGTTTCGCTTCTGTAAATGGTCTAGAGCAACCTGAATCCCAAAAATATCAGATAATGACCAATAAACTGTAGCTTGTAAGGAAATCGAATTGTCTATGCTAGTATTTATCGATCCCGAAGGATTACCAGTGGTTTTAAGGCGAACAACCCCATCAGACATAACAAGTGGTGTAAACGCTGTTTCACTATATAAATTACGTATGTGATTAGAATATTTGTCAGGCAAAGAAGACATCCGCAAATAGCAGTTCAAAGACAAATGTTCTATCGAAATGGAAGAATCAAATCGACTCCCATCACCAGACATATAGACAAAATCCTCTCTCCCGAGATACGTGGCTAAATCATCCCAGCCCCTTGAGAACTTGTTTATTCCCAGTGTGCTAGGAAATTTTAAGCAATTCTCTATAAAGCGTTGATTAAATGCTGAAACTATTCTCATATTACCTAGAATGGTCTCTATAGGTGCCGACATAAAAGTTCTGGTTTTCAAAGCGCAAACACGATCCCTGTCTCGAAGTTCATCTTTTATAGCAACTTGCCATGTTAGCGGAACAAAGTCTTTAGGGTCGCGACTATAAATCCCCTCGCATGACTTAATCAAAGCAACAAAATTTGCGGAATTTTCCATAGACATGTAATGGCCTTTCTTTTGTGTAAGTCGAGGCCCAGATGATTTTTGTTTATCGATCTCAAAATAAACCTGATTGACATCTATTGTGGTTTGCTTTTCAAATATCCAAGGGCTTTCTTGTTGGAAAAATTGAATAGCGACATCCCGAAAATTTGATGGAAGAATTTGGGTGCTACGATGGTATTTACTCACGTCTTTCCAATATGCTTCAGTTGATAAATCACTTGGTAAATAATCAACGACGTCGGAAAGTGAAGTTTTGGAAGAAACTTTAAAAGCTCTTAAAGCTTCTTGGTCGATTGTTATTTTACTATTACAACTAACGTGTTTCGCAAGGTGACCTAAAGTAACAAAACCACCAGGAACTTGGTCAAATTGTTGTTCTACAAACTTGGGATTCAAAGGAGTTATAGGATGTTTATTCTGTTCATCGCTATTAACACGTGAAGCTCCATGTAAATCATAAGCTGTCAAATTCGCAGGCAAATTGATTAAATTTGCAAAACGATATTGTGGCATACGACGATGGAGTTCACTAATTATATTGGTTGAAATGGGAACCATGAAATTAGCCTGGTCCATTTTTGACCCACCCATAGAATGTATACCAACCATAGCACCATCTTTTATTGCAATAACTGGAGTTCCACAATCACCAGCTTGAGTATTTATTATGTAACTATACAAACCTTCCTTCTCAGGCGTTACATACGAAGTTTCACTCGGTGTAGGATCGCCATACTTTCCAACTAGTGAATTGTATCTTACCAAAGCAACTTCTTCACCATCAATTGGTTCGCGAATCGTGAGGTTATGTGAAGAACCAGCAATTCCATTTGGTAAAATTATGACAACCATATCTAAATGTTCCAGCACAACTTTTGGTTCGATTTTGAATTCACCTCTAATTCCGCTAATCCACAATTCTTTTGGTGTAACCATTAAAACGTGACGGTTTAGGAAAATAAAATTCCTAACAATAACCGCATATGCTAATATATTACCGTTTTGTTTCGACAAAATTGTAACAACTGAAGAGCGAACAGACTTTAAGGAATAATTAGGAGTCTTATAATTTAAAGCTGATTCAGTTGTGCGGCCTATCACTTTACGCTCTTTCCTTGATTCATCCCATCGCAGATTCTGAGTAGGAGTTTGAAACCATGTATCGTCAGGCTGTTCTTCTAAAAAAGACAAGTCATTTGGAGCATCAAACTGTTGTCTTGTAAGTTCATCTTGAATGTCAACTAAATTTGCTTTCCTAACGTTGTGAGAATAAGGGTCTCCAACAACCACCATGTCTTCCAAATCAACATTCGTGCCAGAAGGTAAATAGGATTTCTTTTTCCCCTCCCAAGGACGCTTAGGGTTGGAAGTATTTTTGGATACATCATGAGCTTCTTTTTCAAACTGACGTTCAACGCTGATTTGGTCCTTCGTGTCTTTTACAGGTTCTTTTTTAATTTTAGTATAACCAGTGTAAAAACCAAAACCAATTGTACAAACATATAACAAAACAGTCGCAACGACCATGAAATAGACAATAACCTCAATTACCGACAATGTGGTTAAATACCCAGCCCAAAAAGATGTATGGTAAACAAAGGCTGCCTTAGGTACATGAAATTCGCGGGGGTTGTCGTGTTCGTCAGCCTCTTCTACTACATAGTCCTCTTGATGTTTTGAAGAAGGCTTTTTCCAAGTGAAGTGAGACCATTCATAATCATTTGGAAACTGAGAATCTCGTTCCAAATCAAATGACTGAAAAGTTCGATCGCCACGAGTCAACCAATTCTTGCGAAGGTTATCAAACCATGGAGTTTTAAGAAATTCTGGGTCATTGTAAACCAAATCTGTTATGCTTTTGTCTCTATAACACATAACTTTTAATTGCCAATTGTCTATTTGAACTTTATCGTTGACAGTATAGTCCCAAAAGGGTGCGCGAACACTTGTACCTGATTGCCATTTTTGCGATTTCTCCAAAAATTGTTTCCATTCGGATGTTTCGAAAGAACTCCATTTTAACCAAACTTCTTCAGGAAAATAAGCTGGCGAAAATATTAGTGAGTTAACCGATGTGCGAGCTGGATACTCAAAATTTCTAAAAGACTGGAAAATTCTTCCTTCAGGAGTAGTCATACCAGCTACAGCAATAGGATCCATCATCGTTCCGAAAACATTACTGATAAACGAGTTAGTTAATAATTTATTTCGTAAATGTGGGAAATCTTTATCAATTGGTGGGGCGTAATTGAATAATTTAGCGTACATCCAAGCAAGTGAAATGTTGGAATCATCGATTGATGTGACAGGAGTAAATTTCACTGGAGGCGCTAAGTAAATGCCTTGCATAACCCTCCCGACTCGTCCTTTTCGCTGAACTGACATGCCGTGCGTTACTGGAATTCGTTGTGTTGATAAGCAACAAGGATCATATGTCATTCGTGAAGTGATTTGTTCTCTCAAATCCACAACATAATTAAATGGTAATGTAACTCCAGTTTCCAAACAGGGCGTAGCAGCGACAATAACAGTTTTAATATTTATGTCTTTGAGAGCTTTCTCAATTTTAGGCATTTCAGTCTGGTAATTAACGCTAGAAACACTAAATGCTAGAATTTTTGATCGCTTAAATCTGTTTTTAATGATATCGGTGTCTCGAATAGAAGCACAAAAAATTAGATATCGTCCATAAACAGTATCTAAACTCACCCCTTTTGTGACAGCTTTTTTTGTAAAAATTTTTTCAAGAGTAATATCGGGTGCTATACGTTCGTGCACACGAAAGGTCAAGTCAGTTGGTAAAGTGAAAGACGTGGCGAAAGTCGCTGAGGACCAGATAGTTGGAATCTTTGTACAAATTCGGGGGGATAGATTCCTGAATAAATCGTTCTCAGCATTGTTAACATGCATTTCATCAAAAATGATTGCACCAATTTTTGACAACTTTGATGGTGATGTAATGAGTTGCATGGCAAAACTCTTAGCTGTACATAACCATATGTTAGTGTCTCCTTCAGTGTATTGCGAATCTGCGCGAACGTGAGGCGCGACACCAAAACGACTTTTAATAACTTTAGCTGAGGAATGTGTGGCAGCGATATTCGGGATTATAATGTAGACATCTTTTCGAGTTTGTTGAGACAAATAATATGGAACAGCTGTGGATTTTCCTGTTCCTGTAGCTGCTGTGATAACATGTATTATTCCTAGAGGTTCTTCAAAAATGCGTTTGCCAATAGTTTCAATATTGCCCCTGGTTACTAAATGTTTCTTCGAGTTAGGAGGTATTTCGTCCGCAGCTTGAAATGAACGTTCTTCACCATTCTCGTCAAGAATATCGAAGCCAGAATAATCGATGTGGTCAGCTTCTTCAATGACGATATCGTCGTCAACTTGCAATTTAGAAAATAAATTTTCGACAGCAGCGGGAACGTCCACAGTTTGGGAAATTACTTTGAGGCTGGAAGCAATCGACTCTAAATCCTTTTGTTTCTTCCCTTTAAAGCAGCTCAAAGCGATAAGGTTGACTAAATGAGCGACGCAATTAACGAAATTTTTAACCCATTTAGACACAATAATTTGACTACTCTGATATCTTCGTCCTTGTAACAAACTTCTAATGGTGTCAACCATACTTACCGTCGCTTCTCGTAAGTATATCGTAAAATCGTTACAAACACTTCTAGCCTCTTTAATTTGTCGCCATATAAGTATTATGGTTGCGAAAGAGCGAATCAAAAATCCGAGATAAAAAAAAACCAACGTTGTGTAACTACCGCGTGATCCTAAAGATAGAGATTGTGACATAAGACAAAGAAAATCTCCAACACCAGCTGGCATCTGTCTCAAAATCCATCGAGTAGCTGATGGATTCATAGCATCGAAGAAAATTGCTGACGAAAAAGCGAGAAATATAAAAGCTATACTAAAGTAAGTTTGAACTATGTCGAACAAAGCTCCTCGTACCAAATAGACAAGGCATAAAGTTGGCAAAGAAACATCAAAAATCCACCGTAATAAAACAGTGATATGACGAACTTTATTAGTAACAAATTTTCTTCTCCCAGAAGGAATTACGTTATCTCCTATAGTGAGTTCGGAATTCAGTATATAAAGGTTATTTATTTCAAACCATAAATTAGAACCCTTATGTGTGTAACAAATGTGATAATTAGCTGTTGCATGGAAAACTTTGTGAAGACCTCCGATAGCGAGTTCGCGTAAAGTTTCCGGAACAGAAACCAACTTTAATATGCTAGGACAAGGGCCTAATTTTTCCTTAATTTCCTCACGAGATTGTTCTTGAAATAAACCGAGATAGCAATAACCATTTTCAAATTGCGCATTTAAAGTATGGTCAATATTGCTTTCCTCATTGAGGATTTGATTTAAAGAAGATGCTAAATCCTCTTGATCCTGAGGAATGAGTAATTCTTCATAATCTTGTGGCTTTGATATAAAATTGTGTGATACAATATACTCAATTTGTTTCGGAGACTGGCTAAGTCGAGAAATTTTATCTTCACCATTTAAGTTATTGCCCTCAGAACCTAATCTTGCATCTGGAACAGTCATGTCTAATTCAACCAAAACTGCCCAGGTGTCTCCGTCAACAGAATCAGTGTTTACATGGTAAACTTTGCTTTCAGGTCGTGATAAAATAATTGGAAACCGGCAATTTTCGCGAGTAAATTTTATAAAAGAGACCAACTCATTAATGTAAGGGTAGGGACCAAAAACTCTACTAACATTTTGTGACTCAAATTTCGAGAATAAAGATAAATAACAGTAGCCCTCATCTGTGGGTTTATATGTAATTTGTCTCGAAGAAACACCAATTCGTGTCCGTGGACTAGTCATATATGTTGAGTAAAGTTGTGACCAAACATTTGTATTCTCAACTATAAGGCGACTATAAGTATCGTCCTCACACTGTGATGTACCATTTAAGCTCAAAGGGACCAAAAGACGGTATCTTGATGGCATACTTAAAAGTTCTGAAATTCTTGGACTGGGACCGAGAACTTTGCCAATTTCGTTTCGTTTGATTTGTATGAAACAATTTAAGTAAAAAAATTCCTCGTCTAAATCATCATTTATGAAATTAAGATTTTTCCAAGGAATATCATTGGAAAAAACTAATTCCTTAGAAATCTGATCAAACCGAGAATTGGTGGAAGTAGACGTTCCAATAGACGCGTCCTGTTGAAAGCCTAAAAGAGAATGTGAAAATAGTACTCCAACAAATGACTTATGAAAACCATGATTAGCAAATTTCTTATCTTCACAATATTGGACATGATATGAGTTCCTCTTCTGCGAGTAAGAAATGCGCGTTTGCCCCAGTGCACTAGTATTTTGGTTTTCTAAATGTGGCAGTAATTTGTCAAGTTTTGGATCAGGACCTAATAAATTGGCTACTCTAAATCGCTTCTTTTTCATAATCAGCGTTAAATAGCAATATCCATCTTGTAAATTAGAAAGTTTAACAAAACTCATTTTAAGAATAAGGTGACGTTAAAATCTAAAGTAAAGTGACAACCTAATTGTAAACAAAATGAGTTGAAGTATAAACCTTTAAG